GTATTGATATTCCTGTAGAGATTCTATCTGATTGGCCAATCAATGTAGATATTGATAAAAACAACGATTGGAAACAGATAAGACAAATTTGAGTCAATAAATAATACTATTGGAATAGTAGACTAAGGAATGACATATTCGTTCGCACCTAATGGACAACCGTTGTATGTTGCTGAAGGTGAATTCTTACAATTTAGATTCAAAGCTCCTAATACGTGGGATACTACTAGAACGGTAACTATTCGTATTGGTGATCTGGATCAATTCTGGTTGCTCACCACTATTCCTGAGGATTTTACTCCAGATCCATTTCCTTTTACAGATATTCCTGCAGATCCTGGTGCTGAATTGAGCACTCTATTTACTACTGATGTAGTATTTAATCCACCAGATGGAGCTCCAACTACTTCTTTGACTGGATTAACACCAGGAACACAAGCATCTCTTTTCTTGGGATGTAATGTCTCGGGAAATGAAAATATATACGCGATGCGTATTGACCCTCTTGGTGATGGTAATTTTGGTCCATGGATTCAAGGTGATGGAACACAGGTTGTGGAAAATGGTGCAAAAATTCAAGTACGTGCCAGATCTTCTGAATTTATTGTATCACCTACAAGATTGACGCTTGTTATTGGTACTTCCAATGAAGTATGGACAATTTTTACTAGGGCAGGAGTTATCAATGAACCAAATCCTTTCCCTGATTTTACAGATTTAGATGATCAAGATTCAAACACATATTGTTATACTCCAGAAGTTATCAGACTTCAGGGATTGATTGCTGATGCAGATCTTATTTTAACATCTCCTGGCGAGTGGGCAGTTTCTAGTACAGGAAATACAACAACTGATGCTAATGGATTCCAAGTTTTAAGTGGTGCAACATTTACTAATGCTCCCGGTACGGTTGCAAATGGTGATTATTTACAACTTAGAATGTTGTCTTCCTCTAATCCAATTACTCCACTAACTACTAACCTCAGTATTGGTACTGAAGCAAATGGTAGTGATTGGACAGTAAAAACAGGAGTCAATCCATCAGAAAATCCAAATAGTTTTTCTTTCCCGGATATTGTTGGTGCTATTGAAGATACATTAATTGGGTCAGAAATAAGACCTCTTGGTGGAATTACAGGACTTGGATCTGGTATATCTGTTCCAGTGACCGTTGTATCTACAGATGCATCTCTTGTACGTATCAAAAAAAATACTGGATCTATTGGTGTATTTCCGACTACAGTAGAAAATGGAGATACAATACGCATTTACCTCCAATCGTCGGCAGCATTTAGTGATACAAAAAGTTTACAAATTAAAGTTGGTGATAGAACTATTTCAACATGGCAGGTACAAACTAGTGCTGGACCAGATACTGATGCAGATTGGTCTCCACCACCTAATAAAAACAATCAAATTCCATCATCATTTGTATCAAGTAATCCTATTACTGTTACTGGCATCAATCGACCAATTACAATCCAAAGTGTAGCAGGATATAATGCTCTAATCTCTATTGACTATGACACTCCTATACTTGGTCCAAGAACATTTGACCCTCTTGTAAATTCTACTTTCTATGTTGTTGTTCAGGCAGCAGATCAACTAGGCACTCCAGAAGTAACAACAATTCAATTGGGAACTGGTAATCCTAATCAATTTCAATGGCAAGTAACAACTTATGTAACTGTACCTCCATCAGCATCAAATGTAGGAATTTGGTATAGTAAGAAAAATTCTTCTTTCGATACAGAAGGATGGATAGCAGCAGGTTCAAATCCAAGCAATGCTGGTGATTATTATACAGAACCTAAACTAGATGGTTATTCTATTGGAACAGTTTTACCAATCCTAAAAGAAGGTGTCGATAATTATGGTGATCTAGATGGAGATTTAAGCTCTAGATATCCAGGATTTATTAAATGTGAAGGTCAGAGTTTAGATATTACTCAATATTTTATGCTATTTGATGTGATTGGATATAGTTATGGTGGATCTGGATCTAATTTTAATCTTCCTGACTATAGAAATAGAAGAATATGTGGTATTGGACCAGTTGATAACCAAAGAGGAAACTCTGCTGCATTGCCAACAGATACTGGTGGAATTGATGTTCCAGGATCTGAGGGTGGATTCTGGTATTTTAATAAGATTGGTTCTCGTGGATCTCAACCATTAGATCAGGTCCAAGGTGTTGATGCTGGATTGGAACCAGGAAGTTTAGATAGTGATTATTTCTCTTTGGGAACAGTTAGACTATCTGGATTGAGCACTATAACTGAAATTATTGCTTTTGTAGTAAATCCAAATGGATTTGTAACTGCACAAATTGGTCCTTTATCATCAGTTAAAGTAGGTGTGCCGCAACATGATCATATGTACATATCTGCAGTTACTGAAAGTGATCGTGGTGATCCATTACTTAGATGGGGTGGAACTTCTAGAGGATTGATGGGCACAAATTCACAAGCTAGTTATAGTACAGCATCAGCAGAGAATTCTGAAGAAATTTGGCAAGAATGGGTTAAATGGCTTAGTGCTTTGAGAAATTTCAAGCAGGAAATTATCAAGTATTTGGGTAGTGAAGAAGCATATGAAACATGGGTTAGAGCAAATTTTCCTTCTAATGACCCAGTAAACGAAGAACCACCAACATTCTCCATTGACTTTTCACCTCTCGAATCATCTGATTTTGGTGATACTTCTGATGACGATGAGTTTGATATTGAATTCTTGACATGGTGGTTATCTCCTATTGCACCATTAGCAAGTGCTACATTAACAGAGACAGGATCAGCACCCCGTACTCAGGGTTCTAGCAGAAACTGGGGTTGCGTATTTGATACACAACCATCAACATTTAGAATTGATAATTATCTTTCTACTGCAACTGGTACGGAAACATTAACACACCGTCATTTGCTAACTGAAAATCCTGTTACTAATATCCAAGCAGATTTTACTGGTGGTAATTTAAATGATGAAGGTTCTAATACTAATGGTCTTGGATCTGGTCTAGGTGGTGGAATTGCTGGATCTTTACTAACCTTTAATATATGGTGGTCTAATAGATATGTTGACGAAAATGGCAACGGCGTACCAGGGGGTGGTGGTGTTGGTGATGGTTCAGGTGGAATATTTTTCCCAGGGGGTGCTGGTAATTGGTCTTATAGACAAGCTGGTGCTAGTGAGTGGACTAGTGCAACTGACGAAGAAACCAGGGATGAAGATATGCTTGGTGGCAGTGGATCTGGTATGCGTTTAAGAATAACATATCAAGCATGGCCTTCTCCTTCAGGTGGTGTTGGAAACGATACTAGAATACGTGTTGATCAGATTCTAAATGCTGGTTCTGGTTATTCTGTGGGAGATATACTTTCCACTCAATACTGGAATGATTTTGCTTCAAGTAGTAATAGGATAATTGAAGTTGCTGCAGCTGGCGATGCAGGAACTGGTGGTGCAGCTGCACAAATTAATGTCAATTTCACTCAGAGTGATATTTTTATGGATCTTACTGAAGGTATATTTAAATATTCTAGTGCTTTCAAAAGACCATTCCCTGATGTTATAATGAGACCACAAAGACAAGTTCCAATTCTGACCCCATTCCACAAATCTAAATACATTATCAAAGCATATTAATTATTACAATATAACATGATTGAAGATTATAGACCACTTGAATTGATGTTAAATCCAAAATTAACAAAATCAGAATTTAATGATTTTATTGGTGTTTGGCCTAACTTTCTTCCCAAACCATTATGCAATCAATTGATTGAACATGCAGATCAGGTAATTGATAGTGCATGTATTTACTCTCCTGATGCTGAGTTAACTCAAGAAGGAGAAAGTGTTGTAAATTCCTCAAAATTTTATGGTGGAGATTTAAACAGAAAAGATTTTGCTTTTATGTTAGATTATTCTAACAGATTGCGTGCAGAACAAGTTAATAGTATCCTTCAGTCGTGTTTAAAACACTATATGACTCAATATCAATCATTGAAACAGGTTGGTTTAATTTCGACTGACATTAAGATGCAAAAAACTCCCCCTGGTGGTGGTTATCATCTTTGGCATCATGAAAATACTGATGTACCACATCAATACAGAGAACTTGTTTGGATGATATATCTAAATGATATGCCAGATGGTGAGGGTGAAACCGAATTTATGTATCAAAGACGTAGAATTAAACCCACTGCTGGTACTGTTGTTGTATGGCCTGGTGGATTTACACATGCACATAAAGGTAATACAGTTCTCACTACAGATAAATATATCATAACAGGATGGTATATCAAACTTCGCTAAACTCCTATGGAATCTAGAAAACTGCTCATCGAAATTGATTTCATCAATAAGATGATATTACCACAATCTGAAATTACTCGCATAGATGGTATTAATACTACCAAATTTGCTGTACATTTAGGTCAAAAACAAGAAATTGATGAGGATCTTATTGAGAAATTTTTATCTAATGTTGTTGATGAGTTTTGGCATACTGACAAAGATAAATTGGATTTCTTCCAACTATACAGTGATGGAACATATTTTTGTCAAAGACAAAAAATGCAGTATGACTTTAAAACTGAGTCAACTTATTACAGCACTTATAGTTTTAATGGCGCAACTGTTGAACAAGCAGAAGAATTTTGTAAGCAATGCCACAATTTCCTCTATGTTGTCAGTGAACTAAAGAACATAAAAGTCGAGGGAATTGTCAAGGAGATTGACAAGGAAGTTCTTCTTTATGAGAAAAGGTATTGGAAACTTAAGAGACAAAAAGGAGAAATGCTTATCAATTCTGATTGGAGAGTTTTATCTGATATTGAAGAAGAATATGATGGCGAAAGAGCAAGATGGATTGCTTGGAGAAAGTGGATTCGCACACAAACTTTACTCAAACCAGAAGATGAGAGATTTGGTGGATCTGGTTTAAACTTCTTCAAATATACTTATGAATTGAGGTGGCCAATCGATCCAAATAACTATCTTAAAAAGTATCCAAACGGTAAGTTAGAAGATGGTGTAACTGATGCACCTGAATATATGGATGTTAATGACCCCATACAGTGGACTAAGCATGATTCTGAAGCATCTACGGACTTCTTTCATCAAAGAGAAGAAAACATGTATATGCTTTCTAGCAGACATAAAATTGTTAACAGGAAAGTTAGTAATGACGTGAAAAATATGATGAAACTTATGGGCATTCAAGATATTATCCTTCCTGAAGATTGGGAGAAATTCTATGTTTACGACTCGGAACTTGATGAATGATATATGAAATTGATCTTTTAGATGATGCACAACTTGAATATATTAATACTTACTTTAATCATATACAATTTGAAGACGGCAGATCTAGTAATCTAGGTAAAGTTATTGATAAAGTATGTAATAGTGCATATAATGGACCACG